TTCCTGCCGACTTGTTGTATCGCTTGATTTGCCAAGCTGCGTCAGTGGCATCACTGCCAGCTACCGCTTTACCCAAGTAGACAAGATTAGTGTCGGTTGTGGTGTCGTTAAATGATTGATATGTAGATGTAGCCCCGGCTTCAACTGGTACTTTGCCGTCTACTGTTAGTTGTATAGGCACAGGTATGCCACTCGCATTAACAGAAACCCATGACTGTCCTCCACCGCCGCCACCGCCACCTACTGGCTTATCTAATATACCCTTTAAGAGCTTATTAGAGGCTTTTATTAACTTCTCGACCTCCTTATTGTCAGTTTTATACTCTGGTATAACTATTTTATTAACCGCCTTGACAACGTCTTTAATAGAACCTTGTAGGGGTTTCAGGTCTGGTGCTTCGACATTTACTTTAGGTTCTTTAACATTAACAACCGGCGCTTCAGCAACTAGTTCCTGCGCTTCAACGACTCTTTCAACGGCTTTTATAGCTTCTGTGAGGTTTTTGAACTGGTCTGTGTAGTCTATGTCTTTCTCAGGAGTATCAGGTAGTTTCTTTGGTATTAGCTTTGCTTCATCGAGAATACCTTGCATAACCTTGGTTATTTCTGTTAGGTCTGTGTTCTCGTGGGTCTTAAGAGTTTGGTCTAGTAATTGAAGTGCCTCGACCACGTACTTAACATCAGGTGTGTGTATCTCTTCGAGTTGATTAACAACTTCAGTTTTAGTTGTATGACCCTCTAGGTATTTAATAAGAGACTCTGTTGATAATAAAATAGTGTCGCTTACTTTAGAAGTAGAAGCGACTAAGTCCTCGTGACGTCCTAATGCCACCTGTTGGGCAGCTTTATCGTCGTTTATAGCTTTGAGTTTTGAAGTGTCCATAATGTTTGAGGGCTAGAACCTTATTGTCCTAGCCCCTATTATATCCTTATTTATAGCTTACTGTAACATTAACGTCGGCTGTGGTTGTAAAACCTACATACAGACCCGTCTTAAACGCTACATTTAGCAACACTGTTGTTGGTACAAATGGTGTTGTTGTAAATGTGTGATTAAAAATCTGTGTGCTAGCTTCTGTTAAAGAATCGTAAACTATCACTGAACCAGCGGTAGGAGCTGCATCATTACAAGTGAATGTAAGCGAATATAGTATTCCTGTGCCAGCCTTGATTTGCGCATCGGCCGCAACTAATTGATAGTTATATGGGTCGTTATTCATATACTACTCCTATGCTGCTGCGAATACACCAAGTTGCGCTACAGAGTACCAGTTAGTACCATCAGCTACTAGAGTAATAGAATCACCTATAACTGCAGTACCTTGAGTGTGAGTTAACGTAGTACCTGTAATTGCTGCACCAGTAGCACTAGCTTTAGCTTTGATAGTACCACCTGTGACTGTGAAACCAGCAGTGGTATTAGCACATACAAAAGTGTAAGTTAAACCTGCTACGTTAGTAGGCAATGTCCATGAAGGAGTACCACTAGTTGAGCGGTTAATGTTAACACTTCCTGATGAAGCAGCAGTTAATACTACTGTTGCACCTACTAATGCAGATTGTGTTACAGGTCGAGTTTGTCCACCTGAAACAGCTAAGGTTCCACTAATAGTAGTAGTACCGCTAAAAGTATTAGAACCTGAAAATGTGTTGTTGCCAGTTAGAGTATTGTCTCCTTGGCGTACGAATTTTGGCATTTTATGCCTTTCTATGTTTAAAATTCGGTATAAGTGCTTCTAACTATTCTGGCTGTTAATCGATTTTCTACGATTGTGAGCATAGTGTTATTGAAGCACCCAACCTACTAATTGATATTTCTATTAAACGTTAGTAACTGCACCCTTACATGCTGTTACAATCCAAGCGTCAGCGTTACCACCTTGAATAGTGATATAGCTTCCGATAGGTTGGTTTGTAAATACTACGTCTACGTTGTCAGTTCCTGCAAGGTCTAACCCTTTAATACCATCTGCAGCTTGTGGGCTGATAGTTAGCGTCTGTGGGTTAGCACCTACGCGAAATGTCAAGTTCTCACCTGCTGCAACAGCATGTACAGTGACAGTTGGAGTAGCGTGGGTAAAGTTTAAAACCTTACCGCTATCGTTGATGTCCGTAGTTAAAGTGCTTGCAGTAATGTCTTCTTTGGTTCGGTAGCCAAAACCTGATAGGTTGACTCCTGTTGCATCGATTGCCATTATTTATCTCCTTTTTTCTTGTTAACCTTTACTTCTACTACTGGTGCTTCAGGCTCTTCAACCTTTACAGGTTCTTCGACTTTAGCGACCGGTGTAGATGCTTGTTCAACTTTTGCTTTTTGATATTGTTGTTCATCGAAATAGGCATCAAATCGCCTTTGAGTGATGCGTGTAGCATCGTCTTCGACTTCTTGTAGCCATTTAGATTTTGACATATATCTCCTTAATATTTACTTATGTTACGCGGTCTTGTGAATAGCAAGAGTGAAAATCTTGTTAAGGTCAAAGAAAGCGTCGTAACGAATTCGGTACTCAATCAAGTAACCGTTAACGCCTGGGGGGTTCTTATGAACTGTGTAGTCCTTAAGTTTCTCAGGAGCAACTAGGTTAGATGGGTGAGTAATGATTAGGTCTGTTGCGCTAGGCATGCGGCTAGAAGGACAAACAACGACAGAAACTCCGTCGACTTGGCCTAGGTCACCACTTTCTAGTTTGCTTTGACCCTTGTCGCTGTCTAGTACGAAACCACCTTGTTTAAGAAAGTTGTAATAGGCAGCTGTCATTACAGCAACTCGTCCTTCCTCAGGTGCTTCGTTGTTTGTAATGTCAGCATTGAGGCTTAGGAAGTTAGTGTAAGCGTTTGAGGCAGTAGTAGCACCTGCAACAACGATAGCGTTGCGAGCAGTGATTGTGCCATAGTTACCACCGTTTGTTAGTGCACCAGCAGTTGCTAGAGCAGCTAGTCGGTATGTGTCAACTTCAGGTACAAGTACGTTCTTTGTAGCTTGTGCTAAGAACTTAGCAGGCTTACGAGTTTCCATAGTGTCCTGGTAGTTGCTCATATCGATAGTGTTGGTCCATGAACGGTCACGAGCAAGCGTAAATGTTTGCTTTGTGTCCTGAACTTCGTCAGGGCTTCCGTAACGGTTTGCACCGCTTGGAGCGTAGTTGTTCATAGTAGGGTCTGTGAGTGTGTAGATGTTGATTGCATTCACGCCGTCCCAGCTCCAATCGTTGTTGACGATTCGAGAGGTCTTTGCGACTGCTTTCAATAGTTCTGAGGTTTTAGACTCAAACTTTGATGCCATGTTAATAGCCATGGGGTATTAAATCCTTTCGTGCAGAAATACTAATACTTACGGGCTTCTTCATCAAAGGCTTCCAAATCGGGGTCCTTCTTTGGTTCTTTTGGTGTTCGGTTTGGAGGAGTAAAGGTTTTGGATTTCTCTTTTGTTTTACTCTTAGCTTGTTGCCTTGCACCAATACCTGTAAGCTTAGCAATAGACTCTGCTTTGCTTTGTAAATGTTTATACAAGTCTTCTCTTACTTCAGTTGGGTTGCCATAGGCATCCACAGTAACATGCATTGCTTGGAATGCATCCAGAGCCTGGTCTAATTCAGCTTGTATCTCGGGGCTGGGGTCCTTAAAGATTTCGAAGTCTTTTATGGCACGCTCATAACCGTTCGTTAGCTTGTTAGTATTACCTTCAACTTTATTGTTGTATGCGTCGACTTGTAGTTGTCTAAGCGCGAGGTCTTCGGGTCGGTCAGGGTCCGCATCGTCAAGGTACTCTTGCTGTGCCTCTTTTTGCTGCAACTCTCGTACCCGCTTCTCTTCAATGCGCTTTTGAGCCTGTTCATTGTTGAACCGCTTTTGCGCATCCGCTTTTGACTCCTCGGTTTCTGGTTCAGCTTCCTCTTCTTCATCAGACTCTTCGTCTGGTGTAGATTCAGCTTCCTCTTTTTCCTCGGGTTCGCTTTCAGTTTCAGACTCTTCTTTGTCCTCGATATCCTCTAAGTTAACCTCAATATCTTCGAGGTCGACATCAGAATCATCTTCAGACTCTTTAGTGTCTTCTACTTGAGCTGGTGCTTCAGGCTCTACAGCTTCAACTGTATTGTCCTCAGCGTTGGTTGATTCATCATCAGCCATGTATCACTCCTAACATTTAATCAGTCGTTATTAAATAGGTGACGAGCCTCAGACACTTAAGGTGACGAGTCTATTGTCGGAGGAGACAATGGCCGGTGGTCTACATTTTGTGCAAGAAAGGGGTGGGCTCTTTCAAGACTTTTTGGTAGACCAACCGCCGCTACCTCTTCACGAGAAAATGACGATGACTTGGGTGGTCAGCACCCTCACAAGACATTATAATACCTCTTTTCACGAAATTATGTTTTTGCTTAGGTAGATTATCTAAATCAATAGTATATTCAGCTGATTGCTGCATCTCTTCTACGACTTCTTCCTTGGTCTGTTCTGCGTCTTCATTCATTTCTTAGGCTTCTTAGGTTCTCTTAATATAATGTCTAACTTGTTTTTAAGTTGTTTAATATACTCAACATACTTCTGTCTAGCCATCATCTCTATCATGAACATCTTTTCGTCTTTAGAGTTGGCTATGTCGATATTCTGTATGAACATAACACTTTGCATTTCAGTGTCTAGCTCCTTCATGACTATTTCAGCAACTGGCTTTAGTTTGCCACGCTTATCTTCCTTCTCTTCTCTCTTCTCTTTGCGTATCTTTTGTTCTTGAGTGGATGAGAAGCTTGCGCTTGAACTACCACCATATAGTATTGAATCATCTCTGCTCATTCTTGGATTGCCCTCTTCTTAAGTTCGTTTATAACGTCTTCTGATGGAAACCCTTGATGTTCAGCGGCTAATGCTGTCATCGCTGTGTTCTCATCAACCCCGTACTGTTCCATGATTGCTTCTATATTAGCTTGCATCTCTTCAGGGTCTACGCCACTAGGCATGCCCTCTGTGCCTCCAGAGAGAGATTGTGCATGCTTCTCTTGTTTCATCTGCATGTCTTGCTCTTTGGCCTGTATGTCCAGTTGATGTTTCTCATCTGCTTGTTGTGCTTGCTGGTCTTGGGCCATCTGTGCACTAGGGTCAGCGTTGGGGTCTTGCATCATCCGCTGTTGCTGTTCTTGCTGCTCTTCAGGACCTATATCGGTAACTATCTTGTCGTTATCTGACGTTAGACTGATAATCTCTGCAAACAACTCGCCTTTGTTAAGCTTCTTATTACTCATTGCAAGTTCCTGCTCTAAATTAGGGTCAGACGCTGTAAGTTCTGCTACCTTCATGAGACCTTCTAATTTATCTGCGTCGTCCTTGGCCTTGTCTTGCTCAGGGTCTACTTCAAAATCGAATGTAGCACGCATAGTGTCCCATACGATTTCTACTTCGTTTGATACTTCACCGTCTTCTCCTTCAGGAAACTCTAGACCTGCCTTCATGAGTATATCTTTCTCATCATCACTGAGCTTCATTAGGTCTGTACCTTCCATGTTGGCGAAGTGTGTATTAATCATACTCTTAGCCACTGCTGCGTAAGTAACGTATAGATTGTCTTTAAAATCCTCATCGTCTATAGAGAGTGAAGCTGCTTGGAACTTAACGCCCGCTGGAGTCTTAGAATACTGAGGGTCACCACTACCGCTAGTGATAGATGTGTCACCTGTGGGTATCAACTGGTTAAGACTTGTCTTATACATAGCCATTCGTTCAGGTAGTTGCTGGTATACTCCATTTGCTAGCTCTTGTCGTACAACCTTAGCATTGCCTGTGAACCATAATGCGTCTTGTGTATATACTATCGACTCTAAATCTACTGAATCAGCATCGCCCTCTATTGAGATTGGAGGACGAATACCTATCTGCGTAGCTAAGATATCTGCTTGTCTCATATAGTCTAAGACATTCTGAGTACCACCAGCGAGCTTAACGATACCTGTTCCATAAGGATTTATGAAGTCTTGATAACAATATAGAAAGTGAATTATAGAGTCGCCTGTAGGGTCTGGGTTAGACCATTTGCGTATAGTCTTCTTAGTTTCTTTATGATACATATAAAATGGAGCATTAACGCCTTTTTGTGCGACTACACAGAACTTGAAACCTTTAGGTCTTACATTCTTATCCTGTTGTTGCCTAGGGGTATCTAAACTGTTGCGCTCTTCTTTGTTATCACCAGCCAATATCTCTTGCATGGCTTCGATATCCCATTTGTTATAAGAATCAGAGTCTTTATCTTTTGTTTCCTTCTTAGCCTCTTCAATCATGTTCTCTAGTTGAAGCTTAGTATAATAAACGTCCCAGAATTGAACATCAGAGTCGTAGTCACTAACCTTGCCCGGTTCTAGTGTTACGTCTTGTGGTTGTCCTACTATGAAGTCAGAGTGTCGACGACCATCCTTCTCTACAAAGAGTGTAATAAGAGGTACTGAACCATAGATAGCGGCCTTACGTACAGCGTCCTTCCATTTACGAGTGAATGGTGCTTGAGTGTTAGCATATGGGATAATCTCTTTCTGCCATACCATATTAGCCAACTCACCAACCCATGCTTCATCACGGTCTATTGCTTTAACCGTGCCTGATAGCTTGCTAGAGACTATTCTCTTGGGTAGTTTAAATAGAGCAGCTGATAGACTACCATCATTCACTTCAGGTAGGTTAGGGTCTAATCCTTCTAATAAGCCATTATCTGCTAATCGTTCATACGCTGGATAGTCTCCACGCCATATATGCGCTTCTGTCTTGCTATCGTTGTAGATTTTACCGATTTCTGACTCGTCTAAAAACTTAGTCATATATTCCTTATAATAGGTTTCACGCAGTGGTGCAGCACCTTTGCTTCTATTTTAACACACTACGGCCACTCTCCTACTACTAATGTAAGCAACACGTATATGATTTACAACAGTTGGCTTATTTACCTTGTGGTTGGCTTCCACTCCTCTATAAGGCTTTTAGCACCAATAATCTGTTCTGTAAGAGCGCCGTTTTATCATTTAGA